CATACCCGAGTTGAATCCGGCGCCTCCTTCCGTTCCATAGCCCAACCCTATTCCGGGAGCCACGCGCTCCTCTTGGAATGGTTTCACATTCGCCATATTCATACTGGGGTTCACGCGAGATTGATAAAAGTCGTTTTTATTTGGCGCACCATACGCCCAGTTATAATTCTCGTCGGGAGAGAAAAGAGGAGATTGTTCTGTCTTGGATATAATCGTGGATCCTGTTCCTAAATAATTATCCATCAGAGATTCCGTCGAATTGGCATCGAACTGACGGCTTCGGATCTTAGCACCAAAATAAGGAACCATGTTATTATGATTAAAATACTCAGAGTCCACCATCTGTCCTGTCAAAGAATAATATTTTGAATCCTTGTTTCCAGATATAGAAGTTCTTTGAGGTGTATCGCTTTGCGCAAACAAATTATCAGGAACCGATGGATTAAAGAATTTATCCGTCCACGCACGAGGGCCATCATATCGATTATCCACCGCCAATTTCGATGTCGTATCTAGCTCCGCATTTTGAACTGGAAACTCTTCGGGAAAATTGCGATTCGGAATATTCGTATTTGGTAAGTCTGAATTTTCTATTAAATTGGCGTCGAAATTTTCGATTTCCTTTGTCTTTTTTCTTTGTTGATTCGATATTACATATAATCCGCTTAATGCTAGCAAAGGTATGGCAATTTCCATGTTAAATATATAATCTATAAATATATATTTAAATATTGATTTGTATGTATTGTTAATGCTAGTCGCTCTAATTACAGGAATAACTGGCCAAGACGGTTCCTATCTTGCTGAGCTATTACTAGAGAAGAATTACCGTGTACATGGGCTAATTCGTCGGTCATCTTCGATCAACACCGGTCGTATTGAACATATATTCAAAGATCCTAGATTGAAGCTACACTATGGCGATCTAACCGATAGTTCCTGTCTCGTGTCTATTTTATCCAATATTAAAAAGAATTACATTGGTATGGAAAAGCTAGAAATTTATAATCTCGCGGCGCAATCTCATGTCAAGGTCTCTTTTGAAATGCCCGAGTATACCGCCGATACGGATGCTTTCGGAACCTTGAAATTGCTAGAGGCCATTCGTATCAATGGACTTGAATCCGTCGCTCGTTTTTACCAAGCGTCCACAAGTGAACTTTACGGCCTTGTCCAAGAAATCCCCCAAAAGGAAACCACTCCTTTTTACCCGCGTTCACCTTACGGAGTAGCTAAACTCTATTCTTACTGGATCGTGCGGAATTATCGCGAGGCCTATGGTATGTTCGCGTGCAATGGAATTCTTTTTAATCATGAGTCGGAACGGCGTGGGCATAATTTCGTTACTCGAAAGATTACCATTGGCATAGGTAAGATTTTGCGCGGAGAAACGGACCGGTTGACCATGGGAAATATTGATTCTTTGCGCGATTGGGGTCATGCCCAGGATTACGTGGAGGGAATGTGGCGCGTTTTGCAACATGATGTCGCGGATGATTTTGTCTTGGCCACGGGCGAAATGCATAGTGTGCGTGAATTTATTGAGAAGGCGTTTTTGCTGAAGGGTATTTCCATCGGATGGAAGGGAAAAGGCGTAGAAGAGGTCGGATTTGATAAAGATACGCTGAAGGAATACGTTTTTATTGATCCGAAGTATTTTCGGCCGGCGGAAGTGGATCTTTTGATCGGGGATCCGACGAAGGCGCGTAGAATTCTGGGATGGGAGCCAAAGATTGGGTTCCAAGAATTGGTGGAACGCATGGTTTCAGCCGATTGTATTTAAATAAAAAATAACCCATTTCACTAATACTCAATAGCGGTAGTGAAATAATTCATCTCTTCTCCGGTATAGCATACCCACCATAATAATTAAACGCCGCGTCGTTCAAATCTCCCACATAAAACTCGCCCACCGGAATCTCCGGAACCATCGGCTCCTTAAAATAGTCTTTTTCCAAGATCCGCGTCTGAATATTATCCTGGAACCGTTTTTCCAAATTCGCCTGAGGATTCAACCACGGCTCCTCCCATCTCGGATGTTGCAAAGAACGAAACGACCACGCCGGATGCGATGCCCGCGATTCTTCGACAAACGGGTCCGCCGTCGGATAATTCGGCGTTGACCCCGTTTGCTCATGGTTCAAATAACTATTCGACTCCGGATCTCGCTCCAATTTCCGTGTCAGACCAAATAAATCACTCTCTAGACCCACCGTATTCGTCTGTAAATTGGCGCCCCATCGCTGTAATCTTAGTTGTAGATCTTCGAAAAACGCCAAATTTATTCCCGGACCCGGAGTATTTAATTCGTACCGCCCCATATACGTCGACTGCTGTAATTGTTTTTTGATTCTTGCCGGATCGTCATGAAAACGGGTAAAAGCCATTTATATATTATAATTTGTACATATATAAAAATAATGGGAATATTTAATTTACTAAACGGTAAAGATGGAAATTATCGATATATCGGCGCCTAAAGCTTCCGTTGTTTCAAACGATAATATCGTCGTAGAGCTTTCTGAAGCTTCCGATTCACCGTTTCTTTGTCTAAACATGATTGTGAAAAACGAAAGCCGCGTCATCTTGCGTCTCCTTGAATCGGCTGCGCCCTGGATCGATTCCTATTGCATTTGCGACACTGGAAGTACGGATAATACAGTGGAGCTCATTGAGACCTTTTTCAAAGATCGGGCTATACCCGGCAAAGTGGTTGTAGAGCCGTTTCGAGATTTCGGCTATAACCGAACTTTTGCACTGAATGCCTGTCTCGACGTAGAAAAGGCCGATTATTTACTTCTTTTGGACGCAGATATGGTCCTATGGGTTGATCCTACTTTGACCAAATCCGAATTCAAAAAGATGGTGTCGTCGGGCGACTCCCATTATATTGTCCAAGGAACCGAACAATTCTACTACAAAAACGTCCGATGCGTGAAAAACCGCTTCGGATTTTCTTACTGGGGTGTCACGCACGAATACGTGAATGCGCCCCCCAATACAAAATACCATCAATTCGATAAATCCGCCGTTTTTATTCGCGACATTGGTGATGGCGGGTCCAAGGCCGATAAATTCCTCCGTGATATTCGTCTTTTGACCAAGGGCCTAGAGGAAAATCCGAATAACGACCGCTATACCTTTTATTTGGCCAATTCGTATAAAGACTCGGGACAGTTAGACGAGGCCATCGAAATCTACAAAAAACGCATTGCCATCGGCGGTTGGCACGAAGAAGTCTGGTATAGTTATTATAACATCGGCATCTGCTATAAACACAAGGGAGACATGGCCAACGCGATTCATTCATGGATGGAGGCCTACCAATTCTTCCCCGATCGAATCGAGAATTTATACGAAATCGTCACACATTACCGTCATTGTGGGAAGAACCGGCTCTCTTATCCCTTTTGCATTCTCGCTAAAAACGAAATCGATAAGAAGCGAAAACTGGATTATTTGTTTCTGCAACGCGATATTTACGATTATAAGATGGATTACGAGCTCAGTATTATCGGATATTACTGTAATACTGCAGGCGCTGATTTGGCCGCCGTTTCCATGCGTGTCTTGGCCTATCCCTTCCTGGAAGACGCAATTCGGCAAAATGTCATGTCCAATTACAAATTTTATGCCAAAGATATTTTGCCTCTTTCTTGTTCAGACCAAGACAACTCTTTGGTCCAAGGTCTGAAAAATATCGGCGCCGTTTTGGCAAAAGAGTTTGATCCCATTTTCGTGTCCACTACACCTTGTATAATCCAGACCTCGGACAAAGAAGTCCTTTGTTGTGTGCGTTACGTTAATTATCGCGTGGGCGACAATGGCGAATATATCAACCAAGATTGCATCGAAACCAAGAATATTGTGGCTTCTTTTCAGAAGATTGACGATGGCATTTGGCGAAAGACCTCTGAATTCGTCTTGGAATACGACGCTTCTCGCGATAATACTTATGTAGGCTTGGAGGACGTCCGACTCTTTTATGACTCTGCGTCAGATAAGACGCTGTATAATGCCAATCGCGGTCTAGATCGCGGTTCCATGGTCATTGAAACTGGTTTCGTCGATTTGGAGAAAAGTTCCACCGCGTCTTCCGTATTCTTGGAAAAGGGCGGACAGAATACCATTGAGAAGAACTGGGTTTATTTGCCTTGCAATTCTGGTAAAAAGATGATCTATGGTTGGCATCCTTTGACGATCGGAGATATAAAAGAAAATATGTATGAAAAGACTCACCAAATCGATACACCGTCCTTTTTCAAGCAACTGCGCGGTTCCACCAATGGATTATTAGTTGAAAACGAACTCTGGTTCATTTGCCACGCGGTAAGTTACGAAGATCGCCGCTATTACTACCATATTATGGTCGTCTTGGACAAAGATACGTTTGAATTGAAACGCTATACGCCATATTTCACCTTCCAAAAGGAAAAGGTGGAATATACCCTCGGATTCATTTACCAGAAAGAGACCAAACAATTCTTGATCGGATATAGCATCTTGGACAAAACAACGGAATACAAGTCGTTCAAGAAATCCGTTTTCGACGACATGATGATTTGCAGGGAACCTACGGTTCCCCTGCGACCCCTCCCTTCTCTTTCTGAGTAAAGAATCGACCTCATATTAGTTTTTTACAGAGACACTTTTTATTTTATTCTTGGTATTTTTCAAGAGTAAAATTCCAGTAACCTACTATTTTAAGGTAGGTCAGACCCAACGACACCTCCTACTTTTTCGCATAACCAATAACCGCGCACGCAATCCGTTTCCCGGCATGCCCGGTCGTCAAACTATCTTTTTCTCCGCCTAATCCAAGATCATCCTCATCCGCGTGTATTATTAGACCCCGGCCTATAATATTCGCCTTTGTTCCCCTCAATTTGATATGATCATCGACCATGATTCCATGCGCGATGCCTCGCGAGTCCGCCTCCAAATTACCCAAATCGCCTACATGTCGTTCCTTAGACAAAGGACCGCCGTGTTGTTTCCCGTACGGGTTGAAATGCGCGCACATACTCTCGCATTGGTCGCTCATATCCCCGCATTCATGTACGTGAAACCCGTGTTTGCTATTCTTTTTCAAACCTTCAATATGAACATCGAGAGTAACCCGATCGTTTTTCAAATCTTCAATAAAATAAACCCGACCTTTGATCTTTCCTTGAAATGCAGCAATAGCTATTATCGGCCGTTTCTCTCGCGTCCGATCCATATATATTATTAAAAATATTAATATATATTTTTACACGACATCATTTTCAATAAGAGTCGAAGCATCATAACGCCCTCAAGCGAAGCAGATGCGTTCTATTATACATCTTCAAGGGTCTAATTATTCAAAGGGGTAAAAGGTAATGGAACTTCTTCTTCGGTCAATGGAACCTCGTCTTTGGATAATAATTGTATCTTACCATCTTTTTCCGTTTTCGAATACTGCGAATCCAAATATGGAAGTAGAAAACACGAAATTGACGATATGGAAGTAGTATTTGAAACGTGATTATAAACTTCGGTTAAACTTAATACTTTATTATTTATATACCAAGGCAAATGTTTTGCGGTGAAATTGCCGGCGACTCGTATATGGCTAAATCCGCCGTCTCTGCCATAATTTTTATTGAATAAACAAAATGTCGTATCAATCCCAGCCCAATATATTTCATACTTATCATCATCGATGCGATGTACCCAAAATCCTTTTTCCCATTCTAAAATGGTCCCACCACCCGAGTATTTAAATTGATACATTTTATCAAAATCACTAATATCTAATGCAAATCCAGTTTTTTGGCACCTATATTTATCCGATATTTCAACTAAATCATCAATGAAATTACTGGGCAACTTTTCGTTTATTTCTAAATCCGGATCTGTCAATATGAATTTATCAGGGAGCGAATAATATACCTCCGTATTATGTTCCGTCGAAATCCACGGACCCACATTTGTAGAATTACGTATCACTTTGACATCAACCGATTCCAAATATTCGATCGTTTTTACGTCATTCGAACAATTATCCATGATAATTATATTTTTATAATAATCGAGATTCAACTTCTTGATCTGTTTCAGAGTATTTTCCACGTATCTATAATTATTATAACATACTACAACGATAGGCACGTCCATTATATTATATAATTAGATAATTAGACAAAATCTTAATAAAAAAAACGAATAACAATAAAATGTCTCAAAAACGGCGACATTTTAGTGGCACAGGCTAGCACATTTCAATTTCGGAGGATTCTAATTTCAAATTTTTCAAAATGGACAATTTAAAAATGTCCAAAATGGAAATATAGGGGTCTAGTTTTCCCAAAAAACACGCGGAAATCTGGGCCGCTCGATTATGCTTTGACCTCCGAAAATATGATTATTTTTTTGTGACCAACCCGTTTTTCGTTCGGGTCCAGGCGTTTTTTTCTTTAGCCATCTTATGGCTAATAAAAACGTCGCAAAAAATAGTGGATATTCGTGCGAAGGTTGTGGCTTCATAACCAGTAACAAAACTGATTACAATAGACATTGTGCCACTGCAAAGCACCTAGCGGCTAATGAACGACTAACGAAAAAACGCCTCCAAGAATTCCATTGCGAATGTGGAAAAAGCTACAAATTTCAGTCGAGTTTGTGTAAACATAAAAAGATATGCGGTTCACAAGAGGAAGAAAAGCGGGTAGAGACAGAACCGGCGTCGTCCACGAATGATTTGATATGTAAGTTGTTGACGGATTTGGCGCAATCGCATCAACAGGTGGTGGAGCTTTTGAAGGAGAAGAATCAGTTGGTTCCTATATCAAATACCACGATTAATAATACGAATTGTAATAATACACAGATCAATATTAACATGTTTTTGAATGAACATTGCAAGGATGCGATTACCATTGGCGAATTTATTCGGTCGATTCAGCCGACGGTGGAGGATGTTTTGTATATGACCAAATATGGCAATAAAGAGGGATTATCCAAGATTTTAACGAATGCTCTTGGACAACTGGAAATTACGGAACGGCCGCTCCATTGTACGGATTTGAAGCGGCACACGACGTATGTGAAAGAACCCGAGGGGTGGACGAAGGAGACGGATCAGAAGCATTTGAAGCGGCTTTGTAATACTGTGCAGCATGGATGTATGAAGACCGCGATTACGATCTTGGAATCGGATCCTAACTATAAGAAGAGTGGAACGGAGGAATACGAAGAAGGACTCAAAATCATGACGGAGACGACGGCGGCGAATGATGCGACCTATGAGCAGATTTCCAAGGTTTTGGAAGAGAATACGCATTTACAGAAGGATTTGGTTTTGGCAAATTCTGGGTTATTGAATCGATAAAAAATTCGTTTATTGGTGATGGTTTATATTGAGACTAGGACTATAAATTTTCAAGGGTGTAAAGAATTGACTTTTGTATTTAGCCGAATATTTTGTGCGTTATAATATATATGGAGACTTTGAACAATTATTTTAACCCAGTAAAGACATTTCATAATATTGTGGTGAATGATGACTACACCGAGGAGAATATGGGAACCATACGTAAAATTTTAAATAAATGGCAGAAAAGAAACGACATGTTCAAGGATTACTATGAATATTTAATAAATAAAATAATAAATTTTAATGAAGACCTATCCGGGGTAAATGAATACGGTTTTCCTTGGGAATATGAGAAACTTCGTAAATATTGCGAAATTCTTAAAATTATGCTTGAAACGGGAAATGTTCCTGAAAACGACAGTGAAATGGTCAAGGATGAGATTAGTATATGTTATAATAAACTCAAACAAAAACAAAGACAACCACAACAACAATACCCACCACAACCAAGAGGACAACAACAACAACCAAGAGGACAACCAAGAGGACAACAACAATACCCTGTACAACAACAATACACAGAACAAGAACAACAAACATGGAGTGATTATTTGTGGCCATCGCATATAATTGATGAAATAATAAGAAGAAATGAGTACACCGAAGAAGATATAACAACTATAGCAAAACTTGCAAAAGAACATAATAACAACACCGTTATATTCACTTCTCTCTTTTATAAATCACGTGATATTATTAAAAATTTCACCAATAACCCAAATAACGGATGGGATTATGTTAAACTTTTCAATTGTGTCAAAATTTTAAAAATTTTGATTAATACTAAAAATACTCTAGCGGTAAATGATGCAACTGCGCGTGCCGCCGATTCACTAGTGCTTGATGAGTTTTATAAGGCGTTACCAGAACAATACCAACAACAAAAACAACAATGGCAACAACAACAACACTCAGAATCACAACAACCTCAGCAATCTACTAACCAAACGAGTAAAGTGTCTCGTCTGGGAGGAAGATCGAGAGTAATGAAATCAAGACGTTACAAAAAAGGAAAAAAATCAAAAGCAAGAAAAAGCCGGAAACAAAGAAAATGAATAAAATTGAATATTTGTTTCAAGACCAATTATTCAATAACAATGCGCGCATTTGCACTATTTCTACTACAAATCGTTGTCCACGGATTTATTCCGGGACATTTTCGACATGGACCCATAATTCGCATTTTACACCTTTGCACATTTAAATCGCCCAACATTGGGCAATTTATCAGTGCAAAGGCAACGGTTCCATGCGCATTTAAAATGCGCATAGGTGTAAAGATAGAAGAACCAGTGATCGATGATCGCTGGGAGGAAGGAGAGGTGTCATGGATATTCTATGACACAGAATCCGACGGGAACCACACAAGTGTGCTTCTTCCTAAGAAACCTGATAATCCCTTAACGCCGGTAAAAGTATACGAAATAAATTAAGAACATCTAGCATAACTTTTACGATGCCATTGCGTGATTCCATGCGCTTCAATTCCTTGAATATGTTTTTTTGTCCCGTACCCCATATTCGTATCGATTCCGTAGCGCTCTATCAGCTCAGGGTTCTCCAAACATAGGTCGGCAATATATTTATCGCGTTCTACTTTGGCCAAGATGGATGCAGCGGCAATACACGTATATTTATTATCACCGCCTTCAACGGTTTCATGGTGATACGCAACGATTGTTTCGCTCGTCGCGTCATACTGCGTAAAAGGTTTGAAGTCGTTCCCATCGACAAGCAACAGAGTATTATCGGAAGAAACTGTACCTCCGCTTTTCGCCAATATATCCCGAATGCATTCGTGCATGCCACGAAACACGGATTGGCGAATATTGATCTCGTCAATAACTGCAGGTTCCACGTATTGGACGGACCAGTATAAAGCGGCCCGTTTGATATAATCGGCGACTTCGCGAATTTTCTTTTTAGAATGGAATCTTTTGGAATCTTTCATAAGGTCGTGACGGAAATCCGAAGTTTTAGGAAGAATCACGGCGCCCACATAAAGGCGGCCAAATAGAGGCCCGCGACCGGCTTCGTCGATTCCGATTTCGAATGTATTTTTCGCATCATAACAAACGTTCAACATGGAGTTTTTGATAAAATAATATATTCTACGGACATATTATCAATTTTATCGTATATCTTTTTCGATATATAGAGTATATAGGTAGATGGCAAAAATAAAGTTTACGCCGTTCATATTGTTTTTAATATTATTGGTAGTTTTAGTCATTTCCGTATTATTTGGTTATAAAAATAAGATATTCGAGAACGCGACTACACGTGGACCTTCTTATTATGAGATTGCCGAGATTAATGGAAGAAAGATTAGTGTGGATAAATCAAGCGGAAATATTTTGGTGAAAGACGTCGCCGGTAATTCTTCAACGGTAATCGATTCGGACGGTAGAGAACGTTCTTCTACAGATGAAACTTCGGAAAAAACAGTCGAATCTGCGATTACAATGTCAGAATCCTCCGATAATTCATCCGCATTTTTATATGAGGATGGTAATGTAATTATACCTTACGTCAAGTACGAGGACGATATTTATATTATGATAATAGATCCCAAGGGTAAAAAAGCCATATCTTCCTATACCTACGCAAAAGGTAAAGACAAGATAGATGATTCAGTGAATGGTGTCGCCATGGATTTCAAGAACATATCTGCTGACTCTCAATCTAAAAATTCCGCGGGAAATATAGTATCTGTTTCTAGTGATATTGATATTGATATAAGTAAAAACAAAATTAAAAAAGACGGGAATTGGAAAGACATTCGTACAAAAAATGTAAATACTCAGATAATTCCTAGCAAAGATGGATCATATGTGATTTCCATGGAAGGAACCGCAAGTACTTCGAATTATGTGGTTTTTGTGCTGTACATGAGTGACGACATCATGAATATGGATCCAGTAATTCTTAAATATGACTCTAGTTATTCGAAGAAGAAAAAATCGAAAACGGACATGAGTAAATATGTTCCGAAAACATGGCTCAATCCAAACGGGTGTCCGAAATGCCCGAATTCTGGAAATTGCTCAACGTGTGGAACACCCGGATCCGCACCGGGATCCGTCCCGGGATCCACATCAGGATCTGGGACAGGATCTGGTTCGACCGCTCCCGGTGCCGCTCCTGGATTTGGAAATAATTTAGTGAACCAATCTGCGGGCGTTGCAAATAGAGCGTTAGATTCGGCAACGGCTTTAGGATTAGGGGCAGGATTGGGGGCAACCGTTCTTGGAGCGTCCGCTATAGGAGGAGCGACAAGTATTGGCAATAATGCGATTGGTGGAGCAGCGGGCCTTGGTAATAATGCGATTGGTGGAGCCGCAGGCCTTGGTAATAATGCAATCGGAGGGGCGACGCGTCTTGGACAAGGAGTAACCAATGCTGCGGGTCAGGCGGTGGGAGCAGCGGGAAATGTATTGAATTCAACGGTGGGAACGGCAGGCGGGGTGGTAAATAACGCGGTGAATAAATTGACGGGATTGGCGTCGGGCCTTGGAAACAATGCCGCTGATATATTGAAATCTGGAAATAGAACAATAGTCGGTCAAAATCAAGCTGGGCAAGCCGGTCAAGCCGGCCAAGCTAGTGTTGGCGCAAATGGGCAAATTGTCCAAAGTATTCCAGGGCAATCGACACCGTATGGTCAAATGATTTCGTATCAACCAAATGGCCAACAATATGCCGGATATCAATTCGCAAATCCGATGTTTTTGCCATATTCGGAAACGAGACAACAAGGCAGCGATTTTAGACCTCTTAATGCTGCGGCTGATCTTGCCGGAAAAAGCAAGGGCGGTAATTATGTCGCTTAGACAAGTGCAATTAGATAAGAGATGAATTCTCTTATCTGATACGCGTTTACACTTTTGATAATATTCGTCAGGTTAAACGTAAAAAAGGGTATAAAAATATAGGAGGGGGTTATAAGAATGATAAATTTTTCGGAAATCTTGGAAAGAACTCAAATTGAAAATGAAATAAAACAGTTTTTGAACTCTTTTGAGTCGCAGTGTTCCAATGTGAATTTCAAAAAAGGAATTTATATCTATGGATCACCAGGGTGCGGAAAAACGCATTTCGTAACGGATCTTTTGAAAAAGATGGACTACGACGTCATCAAATATGATGCAGGCGATGTGCGAAACCGCGCCCTAATAGATACGATCACAAGTAATAATATATCGAATCGTAATGTTTTGCATATGATGAGCCGAAAGGTGAAAAAAATAGTCATCGTCATGGACGAGATTGACGGAATGAATAACGGTGATAAAGGAGGGATCAACGCGCTTATCAAATTGATTCGACAAAAGAAGACGAAGAAGCAGCGCCTAGAAAATGTAACGTTGAATCCGATCATATGTATTGGAAATTATTATGTGGATAAAAAGATAAAAGAACTGATCAAAGTGTGTAACTCTTATGAATTAAAACGACCGACCCCTTTTCAAATGTCGACGCTTTTGGACAAAATAATAGGACAGGAATTCCAAGAAATCAAGCCGCAAATCTTGGAATACACACAAAGCGATATTCGGAAACTGATGTTTATTGAAAATCTATATAAGAAAAAACCGCAACTTTTAAATAAGGATACGCTTCATACTATATTTCAAACTAAATCGTACAATGACGACGCAAAGAAAATCACCCGATCTCTGATTTGTAATCCTGTTTCTTTCCAAGATCACAACACGTTTATGAACGAAACAGATCGCACGATTGTTGCGCTTTTATGGCATGAGAATATTGCGGATGCTTTAATAAAAGTGCCGGCCAAAAAAAGTATTCCGGTGTATATCAAAATCTTGGAAAACATTTGTTATGCGGATTATATTGATCGGATCACGTTTCAGAATCAGATTTGGTTATTTAACGAAATGAGTTCGATCATGAAGACGTTTCATAATAATAAAATATTCCATGATACGTTCCCTGAGTATCTTGGTAAGCCGGAATCGCTCCCATCGGAAATCCGGTTTACCAAAGTTTTGACGAAATACTCGACGGAATATAATAATATTATTTTTATTTATAATATGTGTCAGGAATTGGATATGGATAAGAAAGATTTAGCGTCTTTTTTCCAAGAGATGCGTCTCTTTTTTAATCGCGACGACGATGATTTTTTGCAGAGTTCAGAGGGTATGGCGCAAATGGATATATTATTCGAGAACTATAATATTACCAAGCTGGATATAAGGCGCATGTATAGGTATTTAGATAAAAATGTGAAGAAGGAGAATGAAGTATTAATCGAAGATGACGACGACGAATAATATATGCATTCAATATATATGTTGAATAAATCTAAGAGAAATAAAATAAAAATTAGATCCACGAAAAAAAAATATAAACAGAGGACAAGAAAAAATTATAAATATGGTGGACAGGGGAAAAAGTTGGAGGGAAAAAATTGGATCAAAGCCGACTATCCAACTGTAGATTATAGAGAGATTGTAAAGATTGGATTTGATATACCCAATGAAAAAATTGACAAAAACTTTAATGCATCTATGGACAATTATAAATTTTTGGAAATGGCCGATCGAGATATGTTTGCGGACATGCAAAATAAATTGAGTAAATATGAACTGGGAGGAGTAACAAATCAATACTGTAAATATATGTATTTAATTCGCGCGACTCACCCAACATCTGGAAACACGGTACTACATTATATTTGTAATCATAAAAGTGTGGAAATGTTTCAGCTTGTTTGGCCATATTATTTAATTTTATATAACAAAGATTTTCCGGAACTATTGGCGCATTATATAAATAAGACGAACAGTGATCTAAAAACTCCGCTTCAATTATTGAATCAATCTATTAGTACAGATAATTTGGATTTTAGAACTGACTTGAGTAGAGCTAATATAAGTAGAGCAATCACTGGAATAGCGGGGGTGGGGAAAAATTTGGCAAAAAATTTAGTTAATCTTCCAAAATTTGCCAAATCGGTATACCGTACAATCGGAAATAACACTGAAAGTAGGTCTGGTTTTATAAGAAAAGTGTTGGAACAATTCAGTAATATCTCGCCCAGCAATGGAAATAATTCAAGTGAAAGGCAACAATCAAACCGCATGAATGTTTTGCTTAGAGAGGGACAACCATCCGATGAATTATTAAACTTATCAAGTAATGTGCAGCAGGCAAATGAACGCGGAGAGTCTGTGAAAGGGCTTGCAGAGTCGAGGGAGGCTGATCGGCGGCTGGAATCAGCTCAGAAACGCAATAATGGTAGGGCACCGTCTCCTGATCTTAGAAAAAAAAAGAACAGCTCCCGGGAATATCTTGAAAGCAATGATGAATAGGTCCACCAAGAACTAACCAAAAATATTTCTATTCCTATATAAATGGGAATAAAAATTAAGAAAAGATCATATTTAGCGTGGATAATAAGCATTATAATGGTGGGCGTCATTTTTATCGTTTTGCGATATATTTTTGCAAAAACCGATGAAAATGATTATACCAATTATAAATGTCGCGGATACGCAGAAGAATCCGCCGAATATATTATGCCAGTGGAACACGCAAATTTTATTACGGATGAAGAGCGCGAATATATTATGAAAAAGGCCGCGCCAAAATTCAAAGATAGTGAAACGGTAGAAGGAAAAGATGCGACGATAAGAAAGAGCCAAACCGCGTGGCTTGATAAAGATGATCCGATAATTAAAAATATTGTAAAACGCGTATGTGATATGACGGGACATCCGTTTCAAAACGCCGAATCTATGCAAGTCGTGAAGTATGGCGAAAACGGATTTTATAATCCCCATCATGATTCTTGTTGTGATCAGGCGGAAGCCTGTATGAAGTTTGAGCGGAAAGACGGGGGTCAAAGAATTATTACGATGCTTATTTATTTGACAGATGATTTTGAGGGGGGAACGACAAAATTCCCGAATCTGGATAAAGAATTCAAACCACCGAAAAATGGCGCGATCCTATTTCATCCGCTGGAAAAAAACGGAAAACGTTGTCATCCTTATGCTTTGCATGGAGGAATGCCGGTTACAAAAGGGGAGAAATATGTGTGCAATGTTTGGATCAGGGAACGACTGTTCCGGGAATAGATCAGGGAACCTACTCAGGGAACCTACGGTTCCCCGAACCCCTCCCTTCTTTGAGGTGATAAAATACTTCGAACATTCTTTGAGGTGATAAAATACTTCGAACATTCTCATACCCAGTAAGGGAGGGGTTCGGGGAACCTACGGTTCCCTGAGAAATATATCGCTATAGTATAGTATGGAAAGTCGTAGTTCAAGAAAAAATAGTGCGGCCAAAAAAATACAAAGAGTATTAAAAAGACACACTGAAAAACGGAGAACCCAGAATTCAGCAGCCAAAAAAATTCAAAAGGCCTTTCGAAATTATAGGATAAGTCAATTGAATAAAATGCTGAAAGATCCGACGTGTTTAAATGAACCAATCAATATAAAAAACGAAAATCTATACATGTACGTAAAAGCGGAAGAAAAAGAAGAGCATTTATTTAATATATTCAATTTCAAGTCCAAGGCCAAGGGAATAAAAGATCCATCGTTTTTCAAACGATTTCACGAAATGATGTCTACCGAATTTGACGAATTTGGTATTGCGGAACATTCGCATAAATTCTTTTTTACTAAAAAGGACGACGGTTTCACGTTGAACATATTAATCAAAAAAAATGAAAAGGAAGAAAAAACAAACCAATTGAAAGAAAAATACGAATCCCTGATACGGAGTCATTTTTTACCCTATTTATTATACATTTTAGCGAATTGTAAATTGGATATGGACGAATTCGACGAAGAAAACGGATTTTCTATGGATATGTCTCACCCCGAGAATGTATCCGAGGTAATCGGCATTCATAAAGACGAATCTATACGCACTTGTTTAACTTACGTTGATTCTCCTCTAACTACGGAAATCGCGTTTGACACCGAAGTGCTCGACCTCCCTTGGTTTTCGTGTTCTCCGCTATTCCGGTTCAAAACAACGGATAAATTATATACTCTGTGTTTTAATGACACCTTGATAGAACATACCGTACCTTTTTTTGAAGAAGAAGGAAAAGATGTTTCCGAAATAAATCCGCTGGAAGAATACGAAACCATGAGAGAAAATGCCGGATTCTTGGAATTCGGCGAAATATCTACAGCGACCAGAGGTAGAGACATTTACCGTAGTGTAAATGGGAAAGCGACAAAACTCCCGAAAAAAGAGAAATTGGATTGGCGGGGTAGACCGGTTCCGCTCCAAAATATAACACAGAGGTATAAAAAACCGGAGTACCGTAAAGAAACGGCGAGACCGGAAACTCGTAAAGTGCTTACGACCTTTTTGACTACGATGGATGTCGATTTTTCTACGTTTTCAAGTAAATCAGTTTTGACCATGGAAATACCTTTTTCCAAAATGCGCGATTATAATATCGATTCTTTGGAAGAAAGAATCGAATTGACGGAGGATTCGGTGAATTCCATTATTACAAAACCGTTTCTTGGAGATTTTGAATTTTCGGGATGAATCCGTTGCCCAAAAAGAACGTCTTTATCTCCGTCTCGTACATACTTCGAATGAACGAATCGACCGTTTTATCAGATACTTTTACAAAAGAATTCGGTTTTTCGATGAAGATATGTTTATCGATGGTATTAAAAGGGTGCGCGAAAACCAAGATGGTTTTCAAAGGGTCTAATTGGACAAAGGGAACGGTATATTCTTTTAGAAACGCGCGTTCTTCTGCGAATAGGGCGTCATCGTCGTATCGAGTATGTTTCAGCAACTCTTTTTTGAAAGCAAATGTACCTGCGGTGGCGTGGTTCGGTCCATAAGGTCCGAACTGGTACATTTTTCCAAGATCGTTATAATAAATATACATTTCGCTCGATCCGGCACATAAAGCGGAGGGGCAAGACGTGAGTCTTTCTACTGCATGCGAAATGCGTTCAGGAGGATAATAATCGTCGTCGTCCATGTAGACTATGATGGAACCTCGTGCCAAAGAATGCATATAATTCCGTTTTGCACCAATTAACATTCGTTTATCCAGGCGATAGTACCGAATTTGTTTGATTCCCGATGAATTAACCAAATCTTGGATTTTATCGGTACCGTCATCGACGATGATCCATTCGATCAAATCTTTGGGATAATTTTGGTTCCGGAAACATTCGAACATTGTATCAATAAAAATACGGCGATTATAGGTGGGGGTACAAACGGAGACGAAAGGTAGTCTTACGGGTTTCTTGGGCATATATTTTTTATAAAAATATATGTTTATATTATTTTTATTAAGGCGCAACGGCCGATGCAACTTTACCAAGAGCTTTTGGGTCCGCTCCCAAAAGTCCAGCGGCGGCTTTAACCGAAGCGGGATCTTTCTCTAATGCGCCGACCGCATTTACGCCGCTGTTGAGAACCTTTTGTAAATTTTTAGGATCCGCCTTTGAAATGGCGTCTATATCTAACCCTTTTCCGGAAGCCATTGATATTCCGGCCTGGAGTAAATTCGGATCTTTTGCAGCAACGCGCGCGGCGCTCGTCGCGGATGATGCAATAGTACCAAGAGTTTTAGAATCCAAACTTCCGGCGGCATTTATCATGGAACCCGTGGAGGGAACTCCAGCTTTGCTGGTCGCGCCTACCCCGGGAACCCCCGCTTTTCCAGAGAACGGTAATCGCATTTTCCCGAGAGGGGTGTTTTGAGATATGGCACCTTTTACTCCTTTAGCTTGGTTATATGTATTAAGGACCGCGTTTTTTGTAATAGATCCAATATTCATGAGTTTTTGCAGCATGCTTTCGCCGGTATTCGTATTAAACGGTTGATTTGGCGCCATATTTTTAATATTATCGTATCTTAATTTCATGATTACGCCAATTAAAACAATGAGTAAAACGTTGATAATAATCAACCATGTATACAGGTGTCGAAACGCCTCTTTGAAAGCGCCACTTGATGAAAATGCGTTTTGTAAGGTGGCCTTTTCGGATAATGGTATAGTATAATCTTTGATATATACAATGAGACCATTAATGAGTATATAAATAAGGAATATCTCAAACATGAAATATAAAAAGTATTTTACAAATTTTTGTAGAGTGGTGTAAGCCCATTGACCCCAGGTCATATTTGATGTATCAAAATTGACGGAAGATATATTGGTAATTTGTTCCGAAATAGCGTTTAAAACGGGACTAATCGAAAACCCGTTGTATAACATAATAGCAAAGAAAGAATAAAAAAAGAAAAACCCACACACTGCGAGCATTCCAATGGGAACTCCCAGCGTAATAATACATAATAAATAAATAACTGTTATTATAATCCATAGAAGAGCGGTGTACCACGTTTTAAGTAACGCAAAATTAAACATGGACGCAAAATGACCGGCGAAAGATAATCCGTAAAACACAATACATACAATAACAAACGCGCTAAGAATAGAAGTAGTATAACTTTTATTAATTGCGTTAAAAAAATCGGTCATAATGGTCCATTGTTTTCCTTTTTGTACCAAAAGAATAAATATAATTGACATTATAAAAAATAAAATTCCGTTGGATGGGATCAAATATCGAATACGAGGTAAAAATTCGAGCATAAACCAATCAATATTTTCTACGGCACGCAGAGGTGGGCCTAAAACCGCGTACATCGTGGAACGGTTGGTGTACCAAGTATCCAATTTTAATTTAAACTGTTGTGCGGGATTCAAAAAAAACATTAAATAATACCAATTGTATAAAAAAACCCAACTCATTAAAACCGTAATAAATCGAACGACTTCATGTGAAAATGTTTTTATTTCGGTGCCGGTTGCGCGATATTTTTTAGAACCGTCTGGTTGAATTTCATACCCAGTTAATGCTCGCGCAATAGAGGTTACTACTGTGTTAAATTTTAATACTAATTTATACATTTGAATTTGGAATTTGGCTATACGCAGTTTCGTCCATTTTATTAGCTTATCAATCATGAGTTTAATAACGTATCCAATTCTTTTGAGCGATTGGCTTATTTCTTTTGTTACATTTTGATTTTCTTGTTTCATGAGGGTTTCATCCATGGGAGAAGAAGGCGGCGGATTTGCATTTATGTCTTCAGAAAAATCGGTGGACATTTTATCAATATTAAAAATATTATGCTTTAGTTTATCAATTTCGACTTGCGTCGCGGTCATTTTATCGCTGTATGCTTTTTGGGAAAGAGTTAAATTGCGACTAAGAATAGAGTTTTCCTTTTCAACGAATGAGTTTATTTTATCACTCGCGCTTTTATCTGAACCGGGGGCATTTGATCTTAGATTGCCTGGCAATGTAAGGCCTTCTTTTACTGGCTGTGGCGACTCAAAGAAACTAGGGGGAACCCCCCGGTCATCAGAATCCGCTTCGCGGATTCCAGACCCCTTACCCCCTCCCGCCCTTCGGGAGTATTCCAATTCCTTACCTTTTTGCATGATAAGATCTCTGTTATTATTTTCCTGGGTTCCCGGTGGATAATGCCCAAAGAAACTGGTAAAAATATTTTCAGGTGAACTAGATATGGGAAGTGATCCAGCGCCTTCGCTTTCGTAAACGTTTTCTAAAATAGGTATTTTTTTTGGGTTTTCCTGTCGCTTTTTTATTTTTTTAATACGTTGTATGGTATCGTTATTGGATGAAGATTCGGATATGGGATAATTTGCTGGAAATTGAATAGCGGGCGGAGATTCATCTACGGGTTTATTGGTAAACCCTTCTTTTTTTTCCATTTTTCCGCCTAGATTTTTCCATTTTGTATCACTCATAATAATATATTATAAGGGGTGATTAAAATCATGGTCAGGGAACCTTTTGCTTCGCTAAGGTTCCCCGAACCCCTCCCTTCGTGGAGGTGATAAATATTTTATTATTTTTATAAAATATTTATCAACATTACATGCCCAGTGAGGGAGGGGTTCGGGGAACCTTAGCGAAGCAAAAGGTTCCCTGATTAGCGCGCATACATCATACCACAGTTTCCTCCAATAAAAGAAAGAATATTATGCCGCTCCTCAAAAATGGTAATATTATAATTATATTTATACAGAGCCCAAGAGGGTTGATTCGAAATAGAAATCGGATTACCCGAATCGTCGCAAACCACCTGTACGTCAGCGCCCGTAGGACTAATCGGAGGTAAATACGTAGTAAATTCGAATTCAACATTCTTAAATCTGCCCATATTCAATGCACCGGAAGGCTGATATTCAAAAGGACTCGTATTTAAGCAAAAGTTATAACAATATAATCCATCTTTTGCCGATCCCTGAGTTCGCGTGTATTTTTCGACAAAATCGTAGAGACCTTTCGGGAAAGTATATTCGCGATAATCTCCGTCGATGACAATACCAAACGTTTCTAAAATGTCGCGTTGATTAATAGAAGCGTAATTCCCAGTTATGTATAAATTCGATAAACCTGGACCATTTATAACCTGGTTATTTACAATGGTTGCATAAGGACCAATTTCAATATTTGAAGGTATATGATCTTCGTATGGCCAATTGGTATAATTGCTCCATTCATTTCGTTGATTTACGTCGTTTCTTTGTAAAAAGAACATCCAATTCGAAACAAGGCCGCTAGATGAAGTAAGTTTCACGCGATTCGACGACGTAACATTCAAAAATGAATATTCAAATATGTCTTTTACTAAATATATTTGGTCTTGGGAAGCGAATAATTTTTGTTCTTCTTTGGTCAAGAAGCAATACGTGGACAATAGATGCACGTCGGCTTTCCACGTATTGATTTTATTCTCATAGATGGAGGAATCGTCTATGTTTGTTCCAGGAGGCGTTTGTAAAAAATGATAGGGGTTGAATTGTTCGACATTAAAATCGGGTTGAATATATGGAAATTTATTATCAGGATCGAAAATATTCCTTATTTGAAACATTTCTTGGATCGGTCGCAAAGTAATATTGATGATCAATTCATTATATTGGAGGGACGCTAAAGGGAAGGCGCATCTACAATCCAATGTGAACCAGGCATTGATCGGAACATACAGCGTTCGACCGCGAATAGACGGTTCCGCGCCAGCTGTATTTGTGGTATAATACGCAGATGGATAAGTGTGCGATTTATAGGGATTGGTTCCAGTTCTAGGTTCCCAGTTGGCGGGATCGTTTAGTTCTGCCGTATTACCGGTCATACGGTCAAACAGATCCTTTTTCTCCGCGGAAAAATCTCGCTCGACCATGGATAAAATATATTCTCCTGAATATCTCTGTAAAGTGGCCGATCCGCATGTAATTTCGATTTCGTCAATAATTTGCGCGCCAATATTTTTGATCCATCGGAAGTCGTATGGTGCCCACTGACCCTTTGTATCCGCAGTGGGTGGATATATTGGACTCCATATATCT